GCTAAATCTCGTATCGGGGTTGATTAGTGCCCCTCCACCCACCCCCGTGTCTATCTTACGACACGAGAGAAAGGAATCAAAACCCTAATTACAACCAGGGTCCTAGATCTGTCCACCGTGAAACTAGAGCCTCTGCAACGAGAAGCCTGGTTCGGGATCTCAAAGTATATGTATTCACTTTGATTTCCTTATCAGGCCTGATCGAAAGCAGAGGATCTGTACGGTCTCTTAAGAGAAGTGTGTTAAGTTCTCTTGGAGCTGACAGAGCGTGCAACTTGGCTAGAAATAACCCAGTTGCCTCAGAGTGTTGAGTAACACGAACACTTGTCGCGTGACGAACAAGATAACATTCTTGTCCATGTCGCGCACGACTAGGGGACACTTCATCGAAATTACTGATGAAGCCTCCATCTCCGAGTGTATCGTCAATCTTCAGCCGCAAAGCTGGAGGGAGACTACCCACGAGGAGGTTCCATACAGGTCTTAACCGAGCATCACAACCGTAAATAATATTACGGCGAAATGCAAGGCGTCGGATGCTGTTGGCTAATCGATATACCCCATAGGGGTGCTGAGCCGTTTGTTTGACATAAACGGGCTTAACGTCAACTCCTCCCCAATAGTGAGCGCCACAAGATTCGCGGAAATAACCGCTCGAGAAACTTTTCGAGAGGTTTACCTTGAATCCGAGAAACTCACTAAATGAGGAAAAGAGTTCGTAACATTCTTTAGGGATAATAACATCGTCCCCAAAGACACTCACCCTGCAGGGTACCTTTAGGTACTCGCAGACGGCGCAAGCTGCACCGTAAAAGATGAGTGATTCAAGCTCAAATGTGAATCCGTTTCCCATACTGGAAAACTTATTCCACAGATAGGGCTTGCCGTCACGATTACCGTAATGTGATCGGCACGCATCAAGTAGTGTTAGCCATTGGGGAGGTATTAATTCCTCAACAACCTTCCTACTTATGCTATCACTCGCAGACGAGAAGTCGACAGTAGCATAGTCGTCGTTAAGACTCGACGATTTCGCGAGATGTTGATTCGCACTCTGAGAGTTTAAGTCGATCCCATACCGAAGGAGCCTACGCCGAATCATGCCACCGCAGGCTAACTGGAACCAGAGATTAATCCCTGGCTCCACTGCGATAACACGATCGGTTTTGGCGTCCTTTGGAACGGTGATTATTACATTCCCCAACTCGAAGGTCGGAAAATCTTTCTGGGAAGAAAGATGCTCCTGCCATCTCGGGTAGACAAGCGGAAATACAGCTTGTACAAGGGGATACAGATCTCGCGTTATCCCAGTTTCACACTGGAACTTATTGACGGCCGAAACGTGCTCACCCTTTATCAGAGTGCTCACGCCCGGTCCCCAATTGCCGCGGTCGAATATCTCTTCTGGTTCATAATCGCCTAAGAGTTTAGCAATTTTACATGCAGTTGCATTAAGCAACTGAACGTTGGGCCCCCGGAATAAGGGGTCCAAAGCTAAATTCCTAAAACGATTATTAGTTTGCTTACAAAGTTCTTCCATTTGGTCGAACTTTTTCATAGCTACCACTTTCCGATCATAGTTCAACTTAAGAAAGTTGTTCTTAGAAAGGAACTTGACAGCCGCGTAAGCATCCCTGAATTCCGGAGCACTATTATAGTGCAACGGGTTGCACTCCAAGGCTACTAACTGCTCGTACTCTCCATTCTTCAGGAGAATATAGGCAGCCAACGACTTGGGGCAATCTAGGGCAGAAAAGAATTCTTCCGCTACAGTTAAGGTTAACTTAACTGGCGCGCGGAAAGTTTTAAGGAGTCTTAAAATCTCCTTATTACTACGCTTATCATAAGACATAGTGGTGATTTCCTTGGGTAATTACTCCAATGGAGCTTCAACGTCTTGTCAGTGCTGAGATTGGAACCCGAAAACTAGGGTAGAGGCGGAGGGTCGTAATACTTAAACCACCCGCGTACCCTAGGTCCGTGAACTTTTTCTTAGTATACTGACTCGCCGTTTAGAACCGCCGCAGACAACGGACTTCCAGTTGAATCGGAAGGAGCCGCGTCTGAAGCGGTTATCGTGCTGGCGAAGAGGCTAGCAGCCAAGTTGAACAATGCAGTCCGTTCAGCGAGGGTGCTTCTCTCCGGAAGCATGAACTCCAGATTCATCGTGCAGTCGTACGCTTTCGTCGGAGCCGGCTGAATACCGGTCGACGTCGACGCAGAGGTCTGCTCGAGAGTCGGGATCACCAGTTTTGCCTGTACCCGAGTAACGCGGGAATCCTTGTTAGGAGCCCTCGTACTCATGGTAAGCGCTGGATAGCCGATAGCAATACCACCGCTTCGGTCAACCCATTTCGCAACGCCGGGAAGGTTAAAACCTTCGGGGCTTAGCGTTTTGTCAACGCCTATCGTTGCACTCGTAGTAAGATGAGTCGTCGATAGAATCGAAGACAATTTGATGTCAGCAATAGCTGGCATTGATTACCTCTTAAAGGTTTGACGCATTAAGGCTGTCAGGTTCGCCAGATGCTCGGGTCCGAACGGATTCTTAAAGCGTGGAAGTGATGGGCGCGGGAACGAAGAAATAACCGTTCTGTTGCACTTCACTAACTCGCGTTGGGATTTCGCATGGACTTCGGTCTTCTGGTAGCCCGTAGGACTATTTAACGACCCTGCCATACCACCAACAATCGTATTCTTTCTGGTATACCGGGAGAAGACTGTTTTACAGCCTTTCTCAAAGACGAGACCAGTGGTCGCGTCAAGAGAGGATAGGAAGTTCCCAACCGGTAGAAGCCAGTCGACTACGAAAGACCATGGAGTTAACTCCCATACAATCAAGGCGGGATTGGTAATCCCAACTTGTGCCAGAGTCTTAATTGAATCTGAGGGAGTGGCATAGTATATGATGTAAGACACCGTATACTTCAGTGTATATTCAGAAAGATGGTGCTCGGAACCTGATTGAAAGTCCCTTGCAACACCTTCTTCGTATCCACTGACGGATTTCCTTACTCTTGTTCGGACTTCTCGGAGATTCTTCTGAGCAATCAACTCAGCAGACCCGTGGACGTCCTCTAAGAGGGGTCTCCAGCCATACTGTAACTCCAACCAGGCATTCGCTACGGCGCTGTCTGGATCTTTCTTCATACGTTTGATGTGCTTACGGTGCTTCCTCGCACTTTCAGCAAGCCCAAACGACCTAGCTGCGGCGTTCCAATTTGCTTTTCGCAAATGGACTACGCCTTCCGTTACACGTTTGACAGTATTCTCAAACATGCGGACAGTTTGCATCCTTTCAGCATAAGCTTGAGCCAAGTTAACCTTTTGATCTTTCATCTCAAGGAGAACTTTACTCCGAGCTAGTGCATCTAAGGAATTCAACTGTGCTGCGCTAGGGTCTGTAGCAGTAAGATCGTCGGTGTTGGGGATGTTATTCCACTGACCAATGGTATAGTGGGTATCATCTTGGCCAATCCTTGGATCAACTACCCGGACCGTCTTCGTGCCTTGGTAGCCACTCCAACGATGAAGCTGAAAAGCAAATGGATTCATCGGTAGTGCAAACTTCCGAATCGTCTTCTTTGCTCTCCCGCTTTTGTATCCGGGCGTCGTAGTTCCGGAGCGAATTATACGGTACGCACCCCAATTATTAGCCGTGAGAATCGCAGAATCGCTTATCGTATTATCTCGGTTATGCTGAGTATACGTATGGGCGAATCCACGAAAGTCAAGGTTTTGATTGATGTTCGTACTCAATATATGCTCCTGAACCACTTACGGTCGTTTGAGGCCAATAAAGACCTCAACCGGTTACAGACAGGGAATAGAAAGATATATTCCCATTTATGCCGCACGCATCGCTTCCGCAACACGTAAGGCCGGAGTCTACAACTCATGAACCGTCTCGCATGAGATGGACCACGTGATGTAGAACTTTTTGTATGTCCTCGATCGAGAGAACAAAAAGCGCAAGGATAGCTGTCCAGACTTTGATACGTCTAGCCAGTTTCTCCATACGCCTAACGAACTCAAGATCTTGCTCATACATCAAGTCCTCTCCTCGGATTAAAATTCGAGGGAAGGCCCCAATGCCGCAATAGAGCGCAGTGGTAGGCTTGCGAGAAGCACGCCGTAAGGCTGCGTATCCCTTGGCCTTCACATTGCTCAAGCGGCAGTTCTAACTGAACCGGAACCTTCACCCCAGGAATAACCTGAAAGAAAGTAACGGCCGTTACCGGCGCATTAGTAAATAATGAACCGGCACGTGCTGAAGCTTTCTCCATGGTAAACTCCTATTGTGAAGAGGGATAATCCCTCGGTTCAGAAAGTCCCAAGGCCGGAAGACCTTAGGATATCGTTAGGGCTATTACAAGCCCTAGCGAGCTATTATGCCTTATAGAGAGATTACCGTTTTCACGGGGGTCGCTCTATCGTAGCTTTTGGCTACAACATAATAGACCGTCACCTCACG